TGGTAGTGCCTAATGATAAGCCATTAAGTATATTTATTGAATTTGGTTATAGTAGTAGTTTATCTGATATTGATAACGGTTTAAAGCCATTTATTGACTGTTTACAAAAGAAATATAACTTTAATGATAAACTTATTAACGAGTTAAATGTCCGTAAAATAAAGGTTTCTAAAGGTTATGAACATATTATTTTTGAAATAAAGTAAAATAAATTTTGCAGTTATAAAAATAGTATTTACATTTGCAAACATATACGGGTTGCAGCGTATTCACAAAATTAGTCAAATAGACTAAAGAACCCATTTGATAGGTAACTGCAACTACTTATTAAGTGGGTTTCTTATTTTAAATAATATGGAATATCAAACGTTTTTAGAAACAAAAAGGAAAACCTTTTTAGAAAGTGGTTTTGAAATTGATGAATCCGAATTAAATAGTAACTTATTTGATTTTCAAAAGTTCACAGTTAAAACAGCTTTATCAAAAGGTAGATTTGCAATTTTTGCAGATTGTGGATTAGGAAAAACATTAATGCAATTATCATGGGCTAATGCTGTGTTTAATAAAACTGGATTAAAAGTTTTAATACTTGCACCATTAGCAGTAGTTGAACAAACTAAATCAGAGGCTATTAAATTTGGAGTTAATTTAGAATCATTTGATATTACAAATTATGACCAGTTAAAAAATATTGAAAATGTAAATCAATATTCTGGAGTTGTTTTAGATGAATCAAGTATTTTAAAAGGTAGAGATGGTAAATTGTCTAGTTTAATTATAGATACATTTAAACAAACCCCTTATAAGTTAGCTTGTACTGCTACTCCTTCACCAAATGACCATATGGAATTAGGGCAGCATTCAGAGTTTTTAGGTGCTATGTCTTATTTAGAAATGTTAGCTATGTTCTTTGTTCATGATGGCGGTGAAACTTCTAAATGGAGATTAAGAAAACACGCTAAAGACCCATTCTGGAAATATGTTTGTAGCTGGTCTATTGCTATTGATAAACCTGATACATTAGGATTTAATCATCAAGGATATGATTTACCAGAAATAGAATATATTGAACATATTATACATACAGAAAATAATACAGAAAATTTATTCGGTGATGTTGCTGTTTCTGCTACTGATTTACATAAAGATTTAACCCGTTCATTTGATGCACGTTTAGAAAAAGCTATTGAAATTGTAAATAGTTTAGATAAACAATGTATTGTCTGGGGACTTAAAAATAATGAAACTGATTTAATAGCTAAAAGATTAGATAATGCTATTAATGTTCAAGGTTCTGATAGTCCTGAATATAAAGCTAAACATTTAAATGGATTTGCTAAATGTGAATTTAAAACATTAGTAACTAAAACAAGTATAGCTAGTTTTGGTATGAACTACCAACAATGTGATACTATGGTTTTTATGTCTTATGATTTTAAGTTTGAAGCATTTTATCAAGCTGTAAGACGTTGTTATAGATTTGGTCAAAAGAATAAAGTAACTGTACATATTTTAATACCAGAATCTCAAACTAATGTAAGACAAACTATATTAGAAAAACAAGAGCGCCATAAAGAAATGATACAAGAAATGGCTAAATATTCAAGTGAAACAAATTATAAATCAAATAAATCAAAAGTTATGATAAATAATAAAGAAATTAAAACTAATCAATACCATTTAATTAATGGAGATTGTGTTCAAGAAACAAAAAAACTACCAGATAATTGTGCTGATATAGTTGTATTTAGCCCTCCATTTGCAGAGCTTTATGTTTATTCTGATAAAGAGGAGGATATGGGAAATGTAGCTAACTATAAACAGTTTGAGCAGCATTTTAAATATCTTATTCCAGAATTAAAAAGAACTTTAAAAAGTGGTCGTATTTGTGCTATTCATTGTATGGATTTACCAATTCAAAAAGGTAAAGAAGGATATATTGGTTTAAGAGATTTTAGTGGTATGTTAATTGACTGGTTTACAAATGAAGGATTTATTTATCATTCAAGGGTTACTATTTGGAAAAATCCAGTAACTGAAATGCAAAGAACAAAAGCATTAGGATTACTACATAAAACTATTAAAAAAGATAGTGCAATGACTAGAGTAGGTATTCCAGATTACATTTTGTTTTTTAGAAATGAAGGAGAAAACGAAACGCCAATAACACATCAAGATACTGACCAATCAAGATTAGATTATTTACCAGTTGATTTATGGCAAAAATATGCTAGTCCAGTATGGTATGATATTGATTATAGTAGAACTTTACAATATCGCTCTGGACGTGATGGAAATGATGAAAAACATATTTGTCCTTTACAATTAGATACTATTGAAAGAGTATTGCATTTATACTCAAATGAAGGTGAAACTGTATTAAGTCCATTTGGCGGTATTGGTAGTGAGGGTTGCTCTGCTATTAAAATGAACCGTAAAAGCATTAGTATTGAATTAAAAGAATCTTATTTTAAGATTAATGAATCTAATCATAGAGCATTTGTAGAAGAAAAAAACAGCATATTAACATTATTTTAATTATGATACAAACAGAAACGCAAGTATTTATAGCCCTAATAAAAGGAGTAGTAGAGCAATCTACACTCCTAACTGGGGAATACAAACAAAAGTTAAAACAAGACTTTAACATTTGGCAGCAACAAGGATTTAAAATAGTAGCTGAATTGGAAAAACAAAACAAGTTAAACAATGAATATATTGATAGCATAACTGATATTTATCATAATATTAATTTAGAGATTAGAAAAAACTTAAATGAAAAATTTACACAAAGCAGTAAAGGAATACAAAAAGTATAAAGCGATAAAAGACTTTAACCCCACCTTATGTTATAACTTTTTAAGTAATTACTATTATGTTTTTTACTTTTATTCTAAAGAATTTATACAAAAAAAGTTTAGTAAAAGTTTTGAAATTGTGATTTAGTTTTGTATATTTGTGACGTTGTCTGGAAGCAACTATTTAATCACATTACTTAAAAACCTCTTTACTGCGAGACTTCCAGCTCAAAGTTTAGGGGTTTTTGCATTAATAAAACTTATATTATGGAAATTTATTTAGAAGACTTAGAAAACAATTTAAGAAGTATTGGAATCCAAATTTATAACGATTCTGATTTAATTATTATAACATCATACTATGAAGATGATATTCAAATGGTATGGGAAGGAAGTTTAAAAGAAGTCCAAAAAGCTATTAAATTCTTAAAATAATGGCGGAATTTAACAGTTACGAATTGAGCCGGAATTGGTTTGATTGGTGTTTTGAGAATCCTGAAAAAATAAATGCTAATCATACTGCAATGTATTTTTTTATCATTGAGCATTGTAATAGATTAGGATGGAAGGAAAAATTTGGTTTACCTATGGAGATGACAAAAGATGCTTTAGGTATTTCTAATTATAGGACCTATTCAAAAACTTTTAATGATTTAGTAGAATGGGGGTTTATAAAAGTTATTGAAAAATCTAAAAACCAATATTCAGCTAACATCATTGCTATTGTAAAAAATACAAAAGCAAATACAAAAGCACTATCAAAAGCAACGCAAATGCACGATCAAAAGCAAAGCACCGGCATTGTATGTATAGATAAACCTATTAACCTATTAACCAATAAACCTATTAACACCATTCCATCATTTGATGAGTTTTTAAAATACGCTTTAGAAAAAAAACCAAAGGTTAGTCAAATTGATTTAAAACTAAAATATGATAGTTGGGTAGCTAATGACTGGAAAAATGGAAACGATAAAAAAATTACTAATTGGAAAACAGCTTTATTAAATACTTTACCTTACATCAAAGATGGATTAAATTCTGATTTATCATATGCGGACCGTGAAGAGTTAATGCGTAATGCTGGTAGAATGTAAATTATGGAAAATTATAGTTATTACGGTATTGAAGTACCTAGCAATAAAACTACTGGAGAATATAAAACTACTTGTCCTAAATGCTCACACACTCGTAAAAAGAAAACAGATAAGTGTTTAGGTGTTAATTTAGATAAACACGTTTGGAACTGTATACATTGTAATTGGAAAGGCAGATTAAAAGAAAATAAAACTATGGACCAAAAAATATATATAAAACCAGTTTGGAAAAATAAGACGGACTTATCAGATAAAACTATTCAATACTTTGAATCTCGTAAAATTAAACAAGAAACACTTGTTAAGTTTAAAATAACAGAATCTATTGAATATTTTGCAGATTATGGTAATGTTAATTGTATTAATTTTAATTACTTTGATGCTAATAATGAATTAATTAACATTAAATATAGAGGTCCTAAAAAGAGTTTTAAGCTACATAAAGATGCTAAATTGATTATGTATAATCTAAATAATATAGACTTTACGCAAAGGATTTATATTGTTGAAGGTGAGCCAGATTGTTTAACTATGGACCAATGTGGTTATAAAAATACTTTATCTGTTCCAAATGGTGCTAGTACTGGAGTTAATAATTTATCTTACTTTGATGATATAGTTGATTTATTAGATACTTGTCCAGAGGTTTATTTATGTTTAGATAATGATATTGCTGGTAGAAATTTAAGGGACCAACTAGCGGACCGAATAGGTAAAGAGAATTGTAAAATAGTAGAGTTTAAAGACTGTAAAGATGTAAACGATTGTTTAAATAAATATGATTTACAAGCAGTTATTGAAAGTATTGCAAGTGCTAAAGATTTTCCTTTAGAGGGTGTTTTTACAGTTTCGGACCTATCAGATGATATTAATGATTTATACGAAAATGGTTTAGATAAAGGAGTTAATTTACAAATAGATGGATTTAATCTAAATATTGTAAAAGGTTATTTATCAATTATAACTGGTATTCCTTCGCATGGTAAATCTGAATGGTTAGATAATATTTGCGTACATCTAAGAAGGCACCATAATTGGAACGGTGCTTTTTACAGTCCAGAAAATAGACCTAGTCAATTACATTTTAGTAAGTTAGCTCGTAAAATAATAGGCAAAGCGTGGGATGGACCTAATAGATTAAGCCATTATGATTTAGATAGTGTAAAAAAATACTTAAATAATAAATTCTTTTTTATTAAACCTGAAAATGATTTTAGTTTAGATTCTATTTTAAGTCATTGTAAGCAGTTAAAAAAACGCAAAGGTTTAGATTTTTTTGTGATTGATGCGTGGAATAAATTAGAGCATAAAGGAGATGGAAGTACTAATGATATTGGTAGGTCCTTAGATAAAATAGTTACATTTTGTGAGGTTAATAATGTACATTGTTTTCTGGTAGCCCATCCAACTAAGATGAAAAAAACAGATGGTAAAAACTTTGACGTTCCAACTCTTTATGATATAAATGGGTCCTCTAACTTCTATAATAAAGCAGATAATGGTATTTGTGTTTATAGAGATAAGTTATTAGGAATTGCTTATATTTACACTCAAAAAGTAAAGTTTAGTCATTGGGGAGAGGAGGGTATGGTATCTTATGCTTATGAACCAAACAGTACTAGATATTACAAAGGTACTCCAGACTTAACAAACTGGATTAATGATGAACCGAAACAAAGCAATGTATTCGAAACACCTAAACAACTAGAGCCAAACAATGACTTTTTGAATGATATAGAAAACCCTTTTTAAGATGATAACAATACAAGACGCAAAGGATATAGTAAACTCAAATACTAACAGTCCTAAACTTATGATAGATGTAGTTGAAAGATATATTTATGATAAAAAACAAGTTGAGGTTAAAATTAATACTCCAAATAATTTTACCAATGCTGGTTTATTAGAAATAGCTTTTGAATATGCTGCACAATATTATAAAACAATTTAACGGAGATATTAACTTTTAAAATTATAGAGATGAAAACAGCGATACAGGAATTAATACTAACAGCTAAAATCATGAGTAAATTATCAGGTGATAGCGGATTTGTAGGTAG